CACCTCATATCGATCTTCCTTATCAGCACACTGTGGTATTTTACTATGTGAATGATGCAGACGGAGATACTGTATTTTTTGATCAGAATCATCAGGTGATGAAATCTGTGAGTCCGAAAAAAGGAAGGTTGATTATATTTGATGGAACATTGTATCATGGTGGGGGCATTCCAAAAAAAGGTCCTCGATGTGCTATTAACTTTAACATACTGACAACCAAACCAAAATGAAAACATATTTAGATGCATTACAACACGTATTAGATAACGGCACAGTGCGAGAAGATCGTACAGGCACAGGCACCATTGGTGTTTTTGGTATGCAGATGCGTTATGATCTTACCCTAGGGTTTCCAGCAGTTACTACCAAAAAGTTAGCATTCAAGGCCTGTTTGGGAGAATTGCTTTGGTTTATCGAAGGCAGCGGCGATGAACGAAGATTGGCAGAAATCACACACGGCAAAGCTGCATCATTTGATGAAAACGGTGAACGTACCGGAGCAGTGACTATTTGGACAGCCAACGCTCTATCACCTTATTGGAAGCCTAAGTCCAAATTCCCAGGCGACCTCGGTCGGGTTTACGGTGTACAATGGCGACATTGGCGTACACAATTTAAACGTTGGATTAGCTCTAGCGAAAGCGAACCTGTAGAAGTAGATCAACTACTTCAATTAATTGAAGGAATTAAAAAGGATCCATTTGGTCGTAGACATATTTTAACAGCGTGGAACCCAGGTGAGCTAGATGAGATGGCTCTTCCACCATGCCATTGTTTTGCACAATTTTATGTAAGTGCAGATAATAAACTATCGTGTCAAATGTATCAGCGCAGTTGCGATATGTTCCTAGGTGTACCTTTTAATGTTGCAAGTTATTCACTGTTAACTCACATGATTGCTCAAGTGTGTGGTTTAGGAGTAGGTGAGTTTGTTCACGTATTGGGTGATGCTCATATCTATTTGAATCACGTAGATCAGGTAAGAGAGCAACTAATTCGAGAACCCTATCCTTTACCTACCCTCTGGATGAATAAAGAGATAAAAAATATCACAGAGTTTAACATGTACGATTTTAGATTGGATAACTATCAATCTCATTCTTCAATTTCTGCACCTATGGCCGTTTGATCTTGACTTTTTCTATAAAAGATTGTATAATAATTCTAGAACAATAAAAATAAAGTAAAAATAATGAATAGAATTTTAGATTTAATTAAAAAGATATGGCAAGTATTTGTTGATTTCTTTATAGAATTAACAACAGATCTTCGAGATCAAGAGAATACTGCTGTTAGGATTGGATTCTTTTTGTTTATGTATCTAGGGTTTAGTATGATTGCATGGTACAACGTAGCTCATCTTTTTGCATTTGTTTATATCATTTGGTTACTTGAAAAAACTTTTAATAAAAAATAGGAATCATATGGCAACAAAGAAAAAGAGCAAGGTTAAAGAATTAGCAGATTCGATACAGAATCCAAAACGATCACTGAGTCAACTCAAGTGGGAACACTGCGACGGTTGGACTACCGATCATTATCTTGCACACTTCCGTGATGTGATGTACTATTACAGAACAAACTATAGTGGCAAAGATCTTAAACCTGCTATTCTTATGTGGATGGCTGCTAACGGTTATAGTAAACAAGATATTGCGATCTATAAAAATGGTAGGGATTGGCGTACTAACCTAACTATGGGTGCTATTGCTAGTTGTTTAAACAATGGTATGTTAGATGAACGTGAGGATTTTAACAATGGTAAAAGTACTGTCGCTTGGTTAAAAGGTGCCATTGCTCGAGTTCTTGAAGAAAGTGTTGATGATCACGACGAAGAAGCAGTTCAAGAAAAAGCAGCAACACCTCAACCTACTATTCAGGATCGTATTAGAGAGTCTAGTTTAAAAATGACCGATGATATCGAAGATGCTTTAGATAATTTTTCTAGAGATCCAGAAGCATTTGATCCTAAAGCAATTAAAGTAATCAATCTCCTCAAAGCAAAAGAAGCCAAAGCGGCACATGCTAGGGTTATACGTGACTTTTATGTTCACGGACTTAATGAACTTGACGACCTTGAGCAAGGGCAAGATGAACAACTTAAAGAAGGTTACAGTCATTTAAGTAAATCACAAATTAAGAAACTACACACATTCTATAAAGAAATAGTTGATGCTTGTGGTATGTTAATGCAAGAATCTAAAGTAAATCGTGCACCACGTGCTAAAAAAGCACAGCCTAAAGAGAAAATTGTAGCCAAACTTAAATATCTAAAAACACACGAACAATTAAAACTTGTGTCAATTAATCCTACAGATATTATTGGTTCCCAAGAATTATGGGTTTTCAATACCAAAACTCGTAAGGTTGGAAAATATGTTGCCGCTGAGTTTAGCGAACTCAGTGTTAAAGGTACAGGTATCATTAATTTTGACGAATCTAACAGTGTACAAAAAACTCTTCGTAAACCAGAAGAACAGCTTAAAGAATTCAAAGACTCGGGCAAGGTTCAATTGCGTAAGTTCTTAGAGGATATCAAAGCTGTAGATATCAAGCTCAACGGGCGTATTAACGAAGATACAATACTACTTAAAGTACAATAAATACACATAGTGATACCTACAAAGCGGGCATCAAGCTCGCTTTTTTGTTACGGATAAATACATTACTATGAATAAAAACAACCTCGATCAAGCCCTAGCCGCCTTAGGCGATGCCTTAAAAAGCCAAGATACAGATCTGCTTTCCGGTGACCCGTTGGCAATAGTTAAAAAAATTCCTCAGAGATCGTTATCCGGAGATCATATCGATGGTGGAAAAATTATCAGATTCAACAGCCAAGGAATTAGCGATCAAGCGACAAAAACTAAATTAACCATTACAGACGATGCTGTTAATATTTCCGAATTAAAAGTTGGTGTTGTTAAAGACAATCTTAAGGTCGAAGGTAAAACCGAATTAGAAGATGTTATTGCTAAAACTATCAAAGTTGATACTATCGAAGCAGCTAATATTATCGGTGAAATCAAATACGAAAAAGATATTTCTGTAATTTTTAACGGTAGTGATATTCACGGTAAAGGTATTTTGTGGACAGGTCACGGTAATGCTAAACAACTTGTTTACAATAGTAATCCCGATAGAATTTTCTCTAGTGAATCTATTGATATACAAAAAGGTAAATTCCTTTCAATTAATAATATCAAAGTTTTAGATGAATTAGAATTAGGTCCTACTGTTACAAAGAGTAATCTAAGAGAAGTAGGCAAATTACGAGGATTAATTGTTAATGGTTCGTTCAATGTTAACGATTATCTTTTCTATAATGCATCGTCAGATCGTCTAGGACTTGGTACTGAAGAACCAAATGCCGCTCTTGAAGTCGTTGAAAATCTAGTCTCAGTATTATTAGGCAGCAAAGATGCAAACAGAGGTATGGTTGGCACACATGCTACCCATCCGTTTGATATTATCACTGATAACACTCCTAGAATTTCTGTAGCAGCTAACGGTGATATATTATTAGGTAATAAAAATTCTTTACCGGTGTTCGTGAACGTTCACGGAACGTTAGGGGTTAATGTATCTACTCCAGATGCAAGAGCTCAACTACATGTAAGTGGTGCTATTAAATTCAATGATAAACTACATCTAAGTGGTGACGAACCTCCAAGAAACGGTGTATACAATCTAGGTGACATTGTTTGGAATTCAAATCCTCAACAAAGACAATATGTTGGATGGGTCTGCACTAAAGCAGGTAGTCCAGGCGTTTGGAACTCATTCGGCGAAATTAGATAACGTGTTATTGGTTATAGGCAATGGCGAGAGCCGTAAGCATATCGACCTAGAAATTTTCAAAAAAGATCATATCCTGATCGGATGTAATGCTATCCATAGAGATATCGAAGTTGATCATTTGATCTGTTGCGATAAAAGAATGGTCGACGAAGCATTGAAAAACAATGTTCAATCTACTATCTATATTCGAGAAGATCAAGCACCGTTATTTCCTCAGTTAACTATCGTTCCTCAATTACCCTATCGAGGAGAAGAAAAGAAAGATCAATCCGAACATTGGAATAGTGGACCTTATGCTGTCTTACTTGCGGCAACTTTAGGGTTTGATGATGTAAAACTATTGGGATTTGATCTATATCCTTCAAACGATAAAGTAAACAACATTTACAAAGATAGTCCTAACTATTCTAAATCAAATTCAAAACCTATAAATTATTCATTTTGGATATATCAGATATCTAAAATATTTGAATACTATCCTAACATAAGATTTACAATTTTAAATCATCAAGATTGGGCTATGCCTAATCAATGGATATTACCAAATGTAAAATTTCAACCACTTAATGGTTGATCTATAAATACTTTTCTTGTATACTATACAAAGTGGTCTACGACATTCACCCCACTTTAAATATTCTGCGTGTTATCAAACTTACATTGAAAGGACGGCAAGAGATGACTTGGATTATAGATAAAACATTTGAATTCTGTTATGGACACAGAGTTTGGACACAAAAACTAAATGGTGAATATGCGGCAGACTTGAAGTGTGCGTGTAGACATCTTCATGGTCATGAAGGTAAGATGCAGGTATATCTAAAGAGTCCAACAGGTACTTTAGATCCAACTGGTATGGTAACTGACTTCCGACATCTTGAATGGTTAAAGAAATGGATCAATGAATATATTGATCATCAGTTTGTATTAGACAAGAGCGATCCGTTGTATAATCAAATCATCGGCAATCGTGGGTTGGTTCCGGTATTAGTTCCGAACACAGACCATGTAGCAGGTTGGCAGTTAGACCTAACAGGCCTAGATCCTAACACACCAGAGTATGAATACTATGAAGGATTCATGATCGTTGACTTTGTTCCAACAAGTGAAAACTTATCTAGTTGGATGGCAGAACTAGTAGACATTAAAATGAAACCATTGAACGTAACAGTTGATCATATTGATTGGTGGGAAACTCCTAAATCACGTAGTGTGTTCTATAGAGACTAAATGTTTCAAAAAGCATGGCATATATGGGCTAAAGCCTTTGGCCAAAAAGAGGACAAGACTAACGAAGAAGCTAATCGTATTGCATTAATACGAACCCTTATAGTCTTGTTTTATATCATCACTAACTGCTTAATCATAGCAGGGGTAATCAGACACTGGTAATGGAATCAACCAAAGAAGAGCGTAGAAGACTAAAAGCAGAGCGCAGACTTGAGAAAGCTGGGGCATCTTCACCGATTGTAGAAACTCCTCTAGTACCTGTGCAACATATCAACTCCGGAGTCACAGTCCTATGTGTTAAATTTGGTAACAAGTATGGCGACGACTATGTAGAAAGATTACGTAACATGGTCTCAAGACACATGACCATACCTTATGAATTTGTATGTCTAACCGATAGTCAGCATCAACTACCCGGAGTAAGGATGGTAGTGCAGCCCAATGCTAATTATCAAAGAGGATGGTGGCATAAGGTTCACATGTTTGATCCTACCTTGCCTTTAGGAAATAGGATTTTGTATTTTGATCTAGATGTGATAATCCATAAAAATATCAATAAATTGATTACAACATTCTCCGATGACTTCTTAGGTATTTTAGATTTCAATAGAAAATTTCATCCTCATTGGAATAATCTTAACAGCAGCGTTATGTCATGGAATCATGGAACCCAAAAACATATTTGGGAACGATTCCAATCTAATCCTAGAGAAGCTATGAAATTACACGGTGATCAAGATTGGATATGGAAACATGCTAAAGATCGAATCAAATGGTGGCCTAGAGAATGGATACAGAGCTACAAATGGGAAATACGCAGTAGAAGTGATTTGATTTTAATGAGTGGCAAAAGGAAATTTAAAAGTGATGTCCATGATCCAATAATACACCCAGAATGTTGCGTAGCGGTATTTCACGGTGATCCAAAACCTGAAGATGTTAAAGATAAATTTGTAGTTGACAATTGGTATTAATGATGTTATACTGTAAGTATGACTAAACGAATAGGCTTTGCCTGCAAATGGATCAATGATCCTTCCGAAGTTGACGGAATGAAAATCAATGCTCGTGACCGAGACTTAAATACAGGTGCTACCACAGTTAGGTGGTTGCGTGAACATCCTCAAGAAGCAGAACAGCGGCTTTGGGATTTAATGAAACGAAACATTGAAGCCTGCTACAAATTAGTAGATAGGGTAGGGACATTAGATGAAAATCTTAGAATGGTACGACTCAGCAGCGATATACTTCCTGTATACACTGAGCCTAGTTGGAAGTGGTTTTGGCGGCAGCCCGATGTCAGAGCCTTTGCAGAAAGAGAGTTTGCCCGAGTCGGTGATTTGGCTAGGAAGAGTGATGTTAGGCTCAGCTTTCATCCTGGGCAGTTTTGCGTGTTGGCGTCTGATAACCCTGACATTGTAGAACGATCAATAGAAGAATTTGAATATCACGTAGACATGGCTCGATGGATGGGCTATGGCAAAACATTTCAAGACTACAAGATCAATGTACACATTGCAGGACGCCAAGGTCCACCCGGTGTTCGTGCAGCATTGAGCCGCATGACTCCCGAAGCTCGTAACTGTCTTACTATAGAAAATGATGAAATGACTTGGGGCATTGACTCCAGTCTCGAATTGATCAATGACTGTGCCCTAGTGCTTGACATACATCACCATTGGGTAAAAACTGGAGAATACATTGAAGCCACTGATGACCGTGTTAAAAGGATTGGCGATAGCTGGCGTGGTGTTAGGCCTGTTATACATTACAGTGTGTCACGGGAAGACTGTCTTATTGACCATCCCGAACACATCCGCCCCGATCTTCCATCGCTCTTAGAGCAAGGTTACAAAAAAGCCAAACTTCGAGCACACAGTGGCTTTTATTGGAACACTGCGGTAAATGATTGGGCCTTAACGTTCAGACCATATGCAGATATTATGTGCGAAAGCAAAGCAAAGAATCTTGCTAGCTTTGCACTATATCAACAGGCATTACGCCTTGGGCTTTGATTTGGATTTTGTAGCAGATTTAGCTTTGGATACTACTTTTTTTGCGACAGTTTTAGCTTTTTCAGCAACCACTTTAACTTCTTCCTTGGCTACTTCAACTACAACTTTGGCATCAGCAGCATCTACTTTACCGTCTTTGTTAACATCTGCACGTCCAAAGAGTTTCTTGAAAAATTCTAGCATGATATTTTCTCCTATGCTTTATTTACTATAAATATTATCATGACGCTACATTTTATTAGAAGTTTAACAGAAACCAAAGACAATCGAGAAATTCGGCAGGACAAGCTGAAATTCCCCAAAGATGCTCTAGAACCTGTTATGAGTGAAGCTACCATAAACTATCACTTTGATGGCTTGGCCAGCAAGTATTTTGATCGTTATAATGCCGGGGAAGGTGATGCAGATTTCAACTACGGTGGGGGAATGCTGCACAACATTTGGTTTTCAAATCTCACTCCGCCCAGAGCTGCTAATAAGCCTCAAGGACTTAGTCTAGATCTCATAGATTCCAAATACGGTAGTTTTGATAAATTTAAAGAAGAGTTTGAAAAAACTGCTATGTCAATACAAGGCAGCGGTTGGATATATATGGATAAGTCGGGTGAAATCCGAACTATTCGCAATCACGAATACAAAAAGAATATGAAGATTGCACTGTTGATCGATTGGTGGGAGCATGCATGGGCCCTTGATTATCAACAGGACAAAGCCAAATATCTACAGAACATTTGGCGAATCGTTGATTGGGAAACCGTCAACATTAGACTACAAGGAGAATGACTATGTTAGAAACATTATTTTGGTTAGCACTTGGTGCATTTATTGGTTGGAATTTTCCGCAACCAGAATTTGCCAAAGGAATTCAAGCAAAAGTATTAGGATTTTTTAAGAAAGGATAATTTAAAATGGCATATTCGGACAAAGTGATCGATCATTACGAGAATCCTCGTAATGTGGGTTCATTTGCCAAAGACGATCCCACTGTGGGTACCGGTATGGTTGGTGCTCCTGCATGTGGTGATGTCATGAAATTGCAGATCAAAGTCAACGAAGAAGGCATTATAGAAGATGCGAAGTTTAAGACCTATGGTTGCGGCAGTGCTATTGCTAGCTCTAGTCTCTGTACAGAATGGCTCAAGGGCAAGACACTTGACCAGGCAGGTACTATCAAGAACGCAGATATCGCTACTGAATTGGCGTTACCGCCCGTTAAAATCCACTGCTCGATTCTTGCAGAAGATGCGATTAAAGCAGCGATAAAAGACTATCAAACCAAGCATGATCTCGTTAACTGAACTAGCCGCTGAAAAAGTTAAAACCCAGCTAGAGCGTAGGGGAAAAGGACTAGGCATCCGTGTAGCCGTTAAAACTACTGGATGCTCTGGACTTTCTTACGTTATGGAATACGTAGATGTACCCCTGCCGGAAGACATGAGCTTTGTCAGCCGCAGTGTACATGTATTTGTAGATCCTAAAAGTCTGGTTTATGTAGATGGAGTTGAAATAGATTGGGTTCGCAATGGGCTCAATGAAGGCTTTGATTTCAAGAATCCGCAAGAAAAAGCACGATGCGGGTGTGGGGAATCCTTTACAGTTTAGTACTTGCCTACGGGTAAATTAGTACTAGCCGGCATATCCCAAATTTTCTTCTGCTCTACTCCTTTACGTTGAGCAAATCTTTTAGCATCACAATTTTCACAAACATGAAAGTAATTATTGCTTAATCTCTTACGATCAACTTTTCGTATATCTCTTTCAAATTCTGCATCACAATTATCACAACGAAACACAGCTATGGTTTTTATACGTTCATAATTGTGTGTTACACCTAGTTTGCTGGTTCTAGAATAGTTGTTTTTCTGTCTTTTAGTCGTTAGAAACATCAAGTATTTACATTAGGCTTTTAAAATATTGGGCTAAATACTAGAGAAAGTTTTATTCTTAGGATCAGCCATGGCGAGAAAAGTAATTGATGTAGGTGTTGTCGGTAATGACGGCACCGGTGATAGTATACGTGATTCGTTCCGAAAGGTCAACGACAACTTCAGAGAACTGTACAGTTCACTAGGACTGGGTGAAAAATTAACATTTATCGGTCTTGATGACACTCCTAGTTCCTATATTGGACTGAATGATGCAACAGGCAACACTCCACTACTAACAATTAACAACACAGAATCCGGAATTGCATTTAAACGTCTAGTGGCTGGTACAGGTATCGCACTGGACTTTACTACCAACAACTCAGAGATACGAGTTATTTCTGAATTTGCAGAAATTTCGGGAGATCCAAATCCAAGATTAGGTGGTAATCTAAGTGCTCTTTTCGGAGGCAGTCAATATAGAATCAACGATCTTACTACTCCAATCACTCCCGGTGAAGCTGTAAACAAAGCCTACGCTGATACTAAAATATCCAAGGCTGGTGTTAATGCTGTAGATCCAGCTACTAATTTGACCAGTACAAGTTTTGGCACCATGACTGGTCCACTGATATTATCGAGGTCACCAGAACCCGACGATGATATTTTATATGACGGATTGATAGCTGCTACTAAATCATATGTTGATAACGCATCATTCGGTAGCGTGAGTAATTTGTTTGTGGCTCTCAGCGGTCAAGATGAAAGGCCTGGACTATCAAGAGAGTTTCAAGGTCGAGCTTTGGCCTATGCCTACAGAACCATCGAAGCAGCATGTCGTCGAGCAGAAGAATTAGTTCTAGAAGCACGTCAAGAGATCGGTCCTTATAAAAAGATATTAACATTTAACAATCGTGCTGGTGAATGTACATTAGCATTAACTCCTTACGCATCTCCTTCTTCAGGTGTGGGATTCAGCGGTGCTGTAAGAATGAGTCTATCTACCGCAACTATTCTAGGTGTTGGCACTAACTATTTTCCCGGGGACATATTATCAATCAGCGGTGGAACTATCGCATCAGGCGGCGGTGCAGCGACCATTGAAGT